ATTTTATATGAGTAAAGATTTAAAATATGTAGATACACAAAAACAAATGACAAATAAAATTTATGGACAAGAAAAACAAATGGTTCCTGGATTTACAATGTCAATGAAAACACGACCATTAGTAGTGGCAAAATTAGAAGAATTTTTTAGAGAAAAGTCAGTAGAAGTTTCATCTTCTAGGTTAATTGATGAATTGTTCGTATTTATATATAACAATAATAGAGCAGAAGCAATGACAGGATACAATGATGACTTAGTAATGTCATTTGGTATTGGATTGTGGATACGTGATACTGCTTTACGTTTAAGAGCGGAAGGAATAGAATTACAGAAGAAAGCTATTTCTGGTATATCTATGAATCCAGCAATATATAAGCAAACTGATAAAAATGATAGTTGGACATGGGAAGTTGATAGTAAAAAAGAAGATTTAACTTGGTTAATTAATAAATAGAGGTAAAAATGGCTGATACAAGCTTAAGAAGTAGATTAAAGAGATTATTTTCAACTAACGTAATTGTTAGGAATGTTGGTGGACGACGATTAAAAGTAGTTGATACTAGTAAATCTCAATATATGCCAACTAGAGGGTTGATTGATAGATATAAAAAGATTTATTCCACTGGTGGTGCGGGATTGTCTGGTTATTCAGATAATCAGTTAGTTAAATCGTTACGCTTAGGGTTATTTAGAGATTATGAATCAATGGACGGTGATGCTATACTTTCTTCTGCATTAGATATATATGCAGATGAATCTACGATGAAAAGTGAGTATGGAAATGTTCTTGAAATCAATACACCAAATGATAATATTTTTAAAATTTTACATAATTTATATTACGATGTATTAAATATAGAATTTAATCTATGGCCTTGGATTCGTAATATGTGTAAGTATGGTGATTTCTTTTTAAAATTAGATATTGATGATCGATTTGGAATAAAAAATGTAGAACCGTTATCTGTTTATGATGTTACTCGGTTAGAAAATGAGGATCCAGAAAATCCTGAATATGTAAAGTTTAAATTAGAACAAGGATCTACTGGGGGAGACGTGAAACATTCTATTAGTAGTCGGATAGAGGAATTTGAAAATTATGAAGTAGCACACTTTAGATTACTTTCTGATTCAAATTATCTTCCCTATGGTAAGTCTATGATTGAAGGTGGTAGAAAGACTTGGAAACAATTATCACTTATGGAAGATGCTATGTTAATTCACAGAATTATGAGAGCTCCAGAAAAAAGAATATTTAAAGTTGATATTGGAAATATCCCACCAGCCGAAGTTGATAATTATATGAATCAAATTATAGATAAGATGAAAAAAGCTCCAGTTGTAGATAAGGCTACTGGCGATTATAATCTTAGATATAATATGCAGAATATTACTGAAGATTTCTTTATGCCAGTTCGTGGTGGAGATAGTGGGACTCAAGTTGATTCATTACCAGGATTAACATATGAAGCAGTAGAAGATATTGAGTATTTAAGAAATAAATTATTGGCTTCATTACGTATTCCAAAACCATATTTGGGATTTGATGAAAATGTTGGGGAAAAAGCAACTCTAGCGGCGGAAGATGTAAGGTTTGCAAGAACGATTGAAAGAATTCAAAGAATAACTATTAGTGAATTAATGAAGATTGGTATTGTTCATTTATATGCACAAGGATTCACAGATGAAGATTTGGTTAATTTTGATTTAGAGTTAATGAATCCATCTACAATTTATGAACAAGAAAAAATTTCACTTTGGAATGAAAAAACTTCACTAGCATCTTCAATGTTACAGGATGGGTTACTTTCTTCAGAGTGGATTTATAAAAATATATTTAAGTTTACAGATGAAGAAATTAAAAAAGAAGATGATAAGATTGTATATGATTATAAACAAAAATTCCGTAAAGGTCAAATTGAACAAGAAGGAAATGATCCAGCGAAAAGTGGAGAAGCTGCAGGAACACCAAGTGATTTAGCTATGGGAAGAACTGGACATGAATTAGACGATGAATTAGGTCCAGAAGGTGGAAGTCCAGAAGGTGGTTGGAAAGGTGCAGGTAGACCAAAAGAACCATCACATTATAAAAAAGACAGTCATGTTAGGGGCAGAGACCCATTGGGTGCGCATGAAAAGAAAAAACAAGCTTCTGGAAATCCAAAATACGGTAAAGTTATGGCTTTAGCACATTTGGATAAGCTTAAGAATACTTTAAAACGTAAATCTGATATAAAACTAATAAATGAGGTTGAAGAGATAGATGAGGAGTATAAAGAAGATGTTAATAATAAGTAAAGTTAATCAATATTTCAGAAGTTTTATATTTATTTATGACAAACTATATTGGAGTGATTTATGTCTAAACGATTAAGACACATTAAGATAAAAAACACTGGTGTGCTATTTGAAGTATTGACCCGACAGGTGACTGCGGATATAATGGAGAATGTTGAGTCTAAAGCAGTTGTTTTGATTAAAAAGCATTTTCATAAAAATTCTACTCTGGGTAAAGAGTTAGAACTATATAATATACTTACGACTGAAACATATAAACGTCGTGAAAAGGCTGATAGATTGGTAGACGCTGTAATTAGAAGTCGACAAAGGCTCTCAAGTAAAGCACTTCGATCAGAAAAGTATAATCTTATTAAAGATATTAAAGAAACTTATGATGTAGGTGCGTTATTTTCTACTAGAATGCCACATTATAGACAATTAGCATCTATTTATAAATTATTTTTATATGAAACTACTGGGGAAGATATAAACCCGAAAGAAATTGTAGATTCTAGAGATTATATAGTTGAATCGCTAATTACAGACATTCCTAAACAGAAACCAAAAAGTGAATTGGCTCAAGAATATATTGATGAGTCGAAAGATGTTAAATTATTAGCTTATACTTTAATGGTTGAAAAATTTAATAAAAAATATAGTACATTAAGTCATGCTCAAAAAGAAGTTTTGAGAAAATATATTAATAACGTATCAAATACAAATTCTTTATCAGAATTTATAGAAGGTGAAGTAGTTAATATTAAGGGTGCTTTGAAAAAATTAGTACCTAGTGTAATGGATGATATTACTAGTATAAAATTAAAAGAAGTAATTGCTCAGGCTGATACTCTTTCAGAGAATAGTAAAGGGACTGAAAATAAAGTAATTACTTTAATGCGATATTATGAACTTGTTAAGGAATTAGAAGATGTCACGAGAAAATCTCAGAACCTACATTCGTAATATAATAAGAGAATTATTAGACGAGAAGAATCTAGAAGAAACATCTTTTAGTAGTGGGGCAGGTGCATATAATACGCCATTTGCATTTACTGGTAAGGGGAAAAGCGGTAAAAAGAAAAAAAAGGAAGTAGCAACTAATTCTACAGGATATAATGTTGTTAAGGAAGGAAAGTATCACGATTACAGAAATGATGATACTTTAAGTCCAAAACAGAAAATTGGTCGCTCTATGAGAGAGATTAGAGATCATCTTACAGAAATTGATAAATTGACTAAAATGAATGTAAGATTAAAAAATGAAATGGATGTTGATTCAAGGTCATATTGGAAAAATACTCATAAAGCGATGAGAAGGGTTAGTGAGCGATTAGTAAAATTGGCAAATAGAGTTGGACAATTATACTAATGTTAAAATTACAGAATCTATTAGAAAATGTAAAGGATGTAGCAAAGGCAAAAAGAATTAAAAGACAGGTTCAAGGTGCTGAAAGTAGAATGAGATTGCATATGTATGAGTTAGCTGATAGAATGAGCGCCGATGTATCGAATAGAAAATTAGCAGACCAATTAATAAAATCATATCAGAAAAATGTAACAAAATTTATGAGAGAAATGATGGCATTAGTAAAGAGGATGAAATAAATGAAACAACTTATAGTAGATTATTTACCATTTAGTATAACACCACAACAGATTACAGAATCTATGAAGGAAAATAAGGGTAGATTAGTTGTTAGAGGTGTTTTACAACGTGCAGAAGCAAAAAACCAAAATGGAAGAGTTTATCCAAAAGAGGTATTGATGAGAGAAGCTAAAAAATATTCAGAATCTTTTATTAAAGAACGTAGAGCAATGGGCGAATTAGATCATCCAGAAAGCTCAGTAGTAAATTTACAAAATGTATCACATAATATAACTGAAATGCATTGGAATAATGATGATTTAGTTGGCACTGTAGAAGTATTAGGTACTCCAGCAGGTAATATTTTAACAGAATTATTTAAAGCAGGAATCAAGTTAGGTATCAGTTCTCGTGGAATGGGTTCAGTAGAAACAGTATCAGAAGCAGGTGATGAAGAAGCACAAGAGGTACAACCTGATTTTGAACTTATAGCATTTGATTTCGTATCAAACCCATCTACTCAAGGAGCTTTTATGTATCCTATGCAAGAGAGTGTAAATAAAGGAGAATCTACAGGTAGAACTTGTGGTGAGTACTGTAAAGCAGAATCTATAATTAACGATATTTTACGAGGTGCATAGTGAATAGACGGGAAAATTTTAGTTGGCGTAAATGGAATGATTTTATTCTTGAAAAGAATGGGGTGCTTGATGAATCGGATTATAAATTTGTTTTAACTTTACCTAAACATATTTATGGTGGAATGAGAGCAGTGTTTAATTCAAAGAAAGCAGCAGAAAAGTATATGGAAGATCATATTGGTTCAGAAGCTTGGAAGCATGTAAAGATTAAAAAGGAAAGAGTTTAATGAGATCACCTTATAAAGAATTAATGGAAAGGGAATTGAATGAACTTCCAGCATTTAGTTCACCAGAAGCATCTAAACAAGTTGATATTGATCTTGTTAAAATGTCAAAGATTTTAGGAAAAGCATCACAGAAAGTTATTAAAACTATGATGGATGGAGTAAGAGGTAAGAGATATGATGCAATGGATTTACAAAGAGGACTTCAACAAGGTAATGTTAGAAGAACACATTTTGGTGAGGTAGATTTTATACAACAATTATGGTCTAAGGTAAGAAGTGGATTCAGACGATACACACCTACTGGAAAATTGAGATAATTATGGAGAATAAAAATGGCTAAAAAGAAAATTAAATTAAAACAAATAGTAGAACATATTTTTGCAGGCGGGTTTGTATCACAACCAGCAATGATGGATATGGATATGTTTAGAACTAAAATTAAAACCAAAAGTGAAGATACTACACCTAATATTAAATTAAAGAGCCTTGTTGAAGAAGATGAAACTCACGAGCCAGTTAATGCTGGAAAATTTAATGAAGCTTTAAAGGTATTTCCACAATTAGGTGAAGCAATTTATGGTAAACATGACCTAAAAAGTGTGGCTGAAACACTTGCATATTTAGCTAAAACATCACGACAACATGCTTTAAGTGAAACTGAAGATTGGTTTGATAAAGTTACGGTATCTCGTAATATGAAAGAATTAGGTGCTCTTTCAGGACAATTTAATAAAATTTCCACAGAAGCAAAATCACTTCAAGAGAGAATGTCAGCTTTATATGAAGATATGGGACATATTATTAGTAGATATTATGATTTGAATGAAGAAGAGGAAGAATTGGATCCAGTAGGACAGGAAGATGACGATATTGATAATGATGGTGATTCTGATGAT